GAATTCGCTCCATAGCGAGCAAGACAAAAGTTTGAAAAAATGGCTGGATAATCAGGATGTATGTCTGATTTTGAATATTTCAAAAAGAACTCTCCAAACATACCGGGATAATGGTACATTGCCTTACAGTCAAATCAATCACAAGATTTACTACAAGCCGAATGACATAGAACTGTTGACACAAAAATCTGTGATTATTAAATGAGCCAATCATGAATACAAATAATAATCCATCTGCAATTGTTGGGGTATGGGAAAGCGTCAATCTAAATCCCACAGTTATCATTACTCACAATTCTAACGGTAAGTATTGGATAATCTTTCTTCATATGAACGAGCATAGCAAACAGGCTTCACCGGCAATCTTTGAGGTGGAACAAGACGAAATGGGGATTTTTATCTCACCTATAAAGAAACGAATAGAAATAAAATATGATTCCTTATCTGATACTTTGTCACTTTCAAATTTTGGCGACTATATACGGAATTGATAAAAACCCATTAAAATCAACGAATATGAACAACAAGATATTGACAAGAGATAGCCAGTGGATTAAGAGCTTTTTCAAGTCATCGAAACAGATGCTTGATGACATCGACCTATTTGTAGAAAACAGCAAGCCACACTTAAACGGAGAACGGTTTTTGACTGACAAAGAAGTTTCTGAAAAACTAAAAATTAGTCGTAGGACGTTGCAAGACTATAGAACTCAAGGTAAAATTGCCTATATTCAACTGGGTGGAAAAATACTCTATAAGGAATCTGATATCGAGAAGATGTTAGAAAGTGGGTATCAAGAATCAATTGAGTAATTGCTTCCAGGCAGTTGGTGATTAAACGATAATGGCAGAGGCTTTTAAAGCTTCTGCCATTATTGCATCTGGTTATTATTGCATCTGGTTATTATTGCATCTGGTTATTATTCACAAGGGTTTTTCCCTTTTTCTTGTTGATATTTTTCTTGTTGTTTTTTCTTGTTGTTTTTCCTTGTTGTTTTTCCTTATTCCGTTTAAAATTCTGATTAAGTTTGATGCCTACAGGCATAGTCTTATCCTCAAAGACAGCATATTTGTCGGTAATTCGTTCTGAAAGCAACTTCATATCTTCGTTTACCTTTTTATTGGTAATCTTGGCATAGATTTGGGTGGTAGCTATTGAACGATGTCCCATCATTCGGCTAACTGTCTCAATAGGCACACCCTGCGACAAGGTAATATGTGTCCCGAAATTATGCCTTGCCATGTGAAAGGTAATATGCTCAATACCGCATAGGACAGCTATTTTCTCTAAGTTCTTGCAGATACAATTAAGTGATATCAAGTTGAACACCTTATCGCTCTTACGATCGTTCCGGTATTTATCGATAATTTTTTTTGGTATATCCAACAAACGGATATTACATTCACTTTTCGTCTTCTGCCGTTTGATACAAATCCACAAGCTACCATCCAACTGCGTTGTAATATTTCCCTGCGAAAGGTTCCGTATATCCGAATATGCCAAACCTGTAAAACAGCAGAAAATGAACATATCCCGTGTATGGCAAACCTTCTTAGATTCTATATGAATCTGCATGATTTTATCTATCTCTTCAGATTTCAAATGTCTGCGCTGTTTTTCGGGCTGCTCTGCAATATAGTTTACAAATGGGTCACGGTTGAGTATTCCTTGATGAATAGCTCTACGGATCATCTTTTTTAATATTATCAGATGCCCTAATATCGTGCTTTGCTTCATCTGCCTGTCAACACGCAAATAGAAGTCATAGGCATCAATAAAATTCAGGTTGAGTTTGTCAAGTGCAATATCTTCCATATCGTATTTCTGTCTTATGAAATTGAACAGGTGACGGTATGAACGCAAGTAAGAGGAGTAAGTGTCTTCCACTCTATTTACACCAACCCTTAGCTTGAACTCTTGGTTATGTTCATAAAAGAGCTTCAGCAACATTTCTTGCTTTCGTCCGATACCATTCAATGCATTTTTGACCAGTTCGGCGGTAACATAGCCTTGCTTGTCTACCATCTCTGTGTAAAACTTATTTATTTCTTGGGTAAGGAGATCGATGGTTCGGTTTACTAAAATAGATTGACTGCTTTTACCTATGGCTCTTCCTGTCTTTATATCCCAAAGAGTAGAGTCTACATCTGTCTTGGAACTGAATTGGGCTACTTTTGTATCTATGGTTATTCTACCCATAACGGGACATAAACCGTTCTGCTTAACCTTGCCCCGATTCACATAAAACAGAACAGTAAATGTGCTGCGCCTTTTTTTGTTGAGGTTATCGTCATTTGTGTTGTTATTCTTGCTGTTATCGTTGGCGACATTAATTTTGATATTCTTGTTGTCATGATTGTTGTAATGGTTGTTGTAATGGTTGATTTTGATATTGCGGTTATTATTGTTGCTGTTATTATTTTCACTATCCTGTTTCATGGCTTTATCAATTTTAGAGTTTTTAGTTGAAATTCTCATTTTGCGTGTTATTTTATTTTGCTAATTGGTACTTGTTTTCTATTCGGGTTTCGAGGGCTTTCATATCCTCGTTGATTTTGTCGTTGGTAATTTTGGCGTAAATCTGTGTGGAACGTAAATCCCGATGACCCAACATACGGCTCACACTCTCTATGGGTACGCCTTGCGAGAGTGTAATCTCACTCGCATAGGTATGTCGTCCCATATGAAAAATCAACCGTTTATCTATTCCGCAAAGCTTGGCTATCTTCTTTAAGTTGATATTCAAACGTCCACAGCTCAACATCAAAAGCAACTTATCATCTTTGGTGAGTCCTCTGTACTTCTCAATAATTTGCAAGGGAAGTTCCAGTAAGGGAATATGACAAGGTGTTCCTGTCTTCTGACGGTTGGTGGTTATCCATAGAACGCCGTCATCGGCTCTAACAAGGTTCTTTTGGGTCAGGTTACACATATCCCGAAATGCTAAGCCGGTGAAACAGGAAAACAAAAACATATCCCGGGTAAGGTATCGGTTCGGATGATCCAGTGGGGTGGTCATTATTTTATCCAACTCGGTACGTGTAAGGTATTTTTGTTCTCCTTTAGGTCGTTCGGGTGTATAACCATCGAATGGATCACGGGTAATGATACCTTCATGGATAGCTAGTTTTATCATCCTGCGCATTGTGCGGGTGATGCCCAAAATGGTGTTAGGTTTGCGTTGTAATTCAACACGCAAATAAAAGTCGTAGGATATAATGAATGAGAAGTCCAGTGAACTAAATGGAATATCAGACAGGTTGTACTTCTTGCGGAGGAATCTTGTCAGATGCTTGAGTGAAATATCATATAGTTGGTAGGTGCTCACCTCCCGATTAATCCCTACACGTTTCTTAAACTCCTGGTTGTGACGTGTAAAATACCTGACCAATGTTTCCTGCTCAGTGGCTATGCCCTGAAAGGCATTTTTCACTTGCTCAGCGGTGACCTGCCCTTTGTTCTCCAAGATTTCCTTGTGATGGGCGTTGATAGACACGTTGATTTTGTCTAAGGTTCGGTTTAGTTCTGTGGCAAGTTTGCTTTTGCCATTTGCTCTTCCCGAAGGAGTATCCCAAAGGGATAAAGGGACATTCATTTTGGCACTGAACTGCACCATTGTTTTGCCCACAGTGATTCGTCCCATTACCGGACACATTCCATCTTCTTTTGCTTCGTTCTTTTTGAGGTAGAATAGAACCTTTAATGCATGTTTCATAACTCTTTTTTTAGTGATTTAAAATTACTAATTAAAGAGTTATTTGACGGCGTGCAAAATACAGTAATTCAGCGCATAACAATCATCTATTGACAGCATTTTCTACTATTATCACCAAAACTCGAAAAAATCCGATTCTTGTTGGCAAAAGTAGTTGTCTTGTCGGCAGCTAAGCTGTTCTTCTATTCCTTATTCAAACCAAAAAGGGTAATGGATAAGTAACGGAACTCTCGCTTAACTTCGCTATAATCTGCTTTTTAAGTATGTAGCAATGCAAAGCGTTTTTGTGCGTATTACTCCAGTTATTCAGCAGGTTACATCGTTTATCCTTTTATTGCTTTTGAGATATATAGTTTCGCCACAACAGTTACATTGGCTAAAGGTGTACCAATTGAAACGGTAAGTAAAATGCTTGGACATACCAATATTAAAACTACACAAATCTATGCACGTATAACCGACAGAAAAATAAGCAATGATATGCAGGCATTAGCAGGAAAATTACAAGGTATAGATAAAATGCTTAACATTTAAAACTAAAACATCAATACAACTAAATTTACCAATAAGAAAAGGGAAACACAATTTGCATTTCCCTTTTCTTATTGACTAGAATTTAAAATGTCTCTAATTTAAACTTGAGTAATAATCGCAACAAGCTATTTGACTCCAATAAATTGGTCATCAATAAATTTAGTTATGTCAGTAAGCCGATAGAATGATTTACCATTCAGGTTGCAGTAGGGTAGTTTGCCCTGAGTGCGATAGCGTTGTAACGTACGATGACTAACCTTGAGCATTCCAATTAGAGCCTGATTATCCAACAATTCATCACCTATAAGACAAGCATCGTGATTGAGTAATCGACCCATCTTTTTATCAGTCTATTCAAGTTTCTCAAAAGCCGGTCAATGATTGCTTCTAAATGTTCTTTATTGATTTCCATAATAGTGAGATTTGAGTATTAGCAAAAAAAACCTCATTCTGAGATAAATATGGACGTTTTGCAGATATAAATCGGATTACCAGCCTAACTAACTTCCACATCCACTTTTCCCTTAATATCTCGTGACGAACTACCCACCAAAAAAGTATAAATACCCGTTTCCACATCCCACGCACCCTTTGATTCATTGTAATAG